CACCAATTGCGGTGTTAATTCCTAATGTAGTTAAGAATCCAGAGGTAGTTTTTGGTGCTAATAAACCGCCAACAAATGGCAATGCTCTTCCTAATCCCGCTCTAGCAGCAGTACCTAACACTGCTCTACCACCAGTTGATGCCACTGCTTTTCCTGCTCCGCCCATCAATGTTCTAAATCCAGCAGCAGCAACGAGCCCTGTTGTTGCGCCAGCAATAGCGCCTCCCGCAACTCCAAGAGCAGCACCTAAGTTTGTTGAATTAATTCCTTGAATGAGTCCCTTGAGTTTAAAGAGAAAATCACCCATCTGACTGAGTTGGTCATTAAATGCTTTTGCGGCATCGATTGCTTTTGCATAACCTGCTAATTCTGCGTCAGTCTTCTTGTTGATAAGTTCTGCTTGAGATGTCTGATACTCGTAGAACTTTGACATTGGGTTATCTGCGCCACCCTCAGTCTTTAAATCAAATCCCTTACCTTGACTAAAGTTTAAGAATGCTTGACCAAAAATTCGTTGTTGTGTTTCTGACAGACCCATGTTTCGCAAGTTTGCGCCAGCAAAACCATATTGAAGAGAGCCACGCACATCTTCATATGTAAGACCCTTTTGATTTGTAAAGATTCGATTAAACATCTGTCGAGCAATTTGCTCAGTGCTGAGCGGCTTACCACTCTGTGGGTCAATCGTGTGGATACCGTACTGATAAAGATTTCCACCCATAGCACCAGTCTGTAGTCCACCAAGAGCCTGCGCTGCTTCCACGTTGTTAATGTTTAACGCACGAGCAGCACCACCAACTTCTGCCATAGTGTTGGTATAAGCAGAGCCACGGGGATTAAAGAAGTAACTCTGTGAAAGGATATTGGATGCAGCCATTGCATCAACAGCACTGCTTACACCGCCATTTAATGCTCGCAGTGTTCGTGTGCCAACTTGCTGACGAGTTGTACCCAATGGGCCACGGATAGCAGACGTGTAATATCCAGCAGCAGTGGACATGGTTGTTTCAAGTCCAGGTGCTGCTGCATACGCTGCTCCTGCAAGTCCTAATCCAAGTTTTGCTCCCGCCATTGCATAGGAGCCTGTGCGAGAGTACATCCATGGCATCGAGGATGTACCTGCTGTAGGTGACCCTGCTTCAGGAATATTTGCATTATCTGTGCCGATAACTTGGCGGTTTGAAGAGGAGCCAACTGCTCCTCCTCCTGCACGTACCTGTCTGAATGGAGTTACAAGTTTGGCTAAGTTTCCAAGAATCTTTTTCGTAAGGTCGTCTGTTTTTGCAAGTTCTTTATTAAACTTCTGCGTCTCAGTAACGGCAGCAGCAATTGGCTCATTAGGCTTCTTATTCGCCATTACTACTCCTTACGTGTCTAATTCTGGCTATCTCTAACCAGTTGGTTCTTTCTCTATGCGATAGTGATTGAATCTCTGTGAGAGTCCATCCCTCATATATCTGAGTCAAGGCCGACCACTCTGCAAGTAGTTGGATGTACTCTGAAATATTAGAACTGAAATAACGACCCTAAATTAATAGGAACAGTTACCTCACTTTCGCAGTCAGGGCATGAGATGGTCACATCTTCAAACTGTGGTCCAGGAGCACGCTTGTTAATCTCTTCAATAATCTTTCTGCGGTCAACAACGCTTAAGTTTTGAACTTGAAGTTTGCTGTATACAGGAGCATCTCCGATACGAACGATTGTGCTTTCTAGCATGATGGTGCTCAATTCTGCAGGTGTCTTATCAATCTGATTCATTAATTCTTTTTGAATAAGTCCGTTAGGAAGTTGAACTAGGTACTCTGTGTTCTTACCTTTGACGGTGAACACTCGGTCGTTGATTGGGTCTGTAAGAATCTTGGTCTTGATGTCTTCATCGATATCAACTTGTACTTCTTTAGTGTCTTGGCATCCTGTGCAGTATGAAGGTACAGATACTTTAGGACCAAAGGTTGCTTTTAGAATCCCTACGAGAATTGCATCTCGGTCTCCAATGAGAAGGGAATCCAACATCTTTTCATCCACTGCTTCTGTTCCAATCTTTACAGTTCCTCGATTAAGGATTGTAACGATTGCTCGTGACATGTTAGTTGTCTTTGAGATTGCTTCTTCATCTTTGCCAGTAAGTTCTCGTACTTCTGCGGTCTTGATGACCTCCCCAGCAGGTGTGATATACCCACCAGGAAGGTCAACAAGAACATCCGAAGGAACGATGATTTCTGGTGTTACGGTTTTTGTTTGTTCCTCAGTAAGAGCCTTATTGAGGAGTTGGTTTGCCAATGCGGGATTAGCCGCTGCGTTAATGGTGTTCGTCATGTTAGTCCTTTAGTTAGATTACGCTGGGAATGCTGCTGCGTTAGTAGAGAGGTTTGGTGCCCAGTTGACATCAAAGCCTTCGTGTACAAGTGTCATCTGTTCTACGAACAGAGCATTGTCACCAGCATTGAGGTCAGAATAAGCAACAGATGTAGGCCAGCAGTTGTATACGTTGAAACGCATAGCAGTGTGGTCTGATTGTGCAGCAGTTGTATCTTCTGGATTTGCACCAGGAATTGGGTGAGATAGGACTGCGATTTCAAGGTCGCAACGGAAGTTCTCAGTAACGCCACGAGTTGTGCCGCTTCCTTGAACAGTTGCGAACATGTTACGCATCCAGTCCCAATTCTGATTGGTGTTAAGGATTACACCACGCTGCAACTGAATTGGAGCGAAGGTGGTCTGTCCTGGGATTTGGTGAACAGTGGTGTTGTATCCACCTTCACGGTAAGGAATAGAGTCTGTTGTTACAGCCATTCCTGATACGGATGTGAAGCCGAAAGTAGTTGCATTAGCAAGTGCTCGTGTTGCTGCGCTTGTTGGTGCACCACCTGCGCTTGTGAGTGGTTTGAACGTAACTAAGAATCTAAAGTTACGAATCGGGTCGGTGATTAAGTTCGACCGATTATTGATGATTGTAGGCATTTACATATCTCCTTCGGATTAGTTCACAGTCTTTTGACTGAGGTCGATGACGATGAACTCTGCTGGGTATTGAAGAGCCACACCGACTTGGATGTGTACTTCTCCATTGGCAATTTGTGCCGCTGAGTTGTTCTCAGCATCGCACTTAACGAAGTAAGCCTGGTCAGCAGTAGCACCACGGAGTCCACCTTGATTACGATATTCGTTCAAGAATGAACCGAGTGTTGTGCGGATACGTGCCCATAGACGTTCGTCGTTATTTTCAAAGATTGCAAACTCAGTGAGGTTCTCAAGGTTCTTACGGATGTAGATAAGAGAACGACGCATGTTTACATACTTGTTTGCTGTTCCATCTTGCTTCAAGGTACGGGCACCCATTACTGAGATACCTGCGCCAGGAATTTGACGGATTGCGTTTACAGGAGATGTGCTTGCGTTCATTGAGTCTAGTTCTGTAGAAGAGAAAGTTCTTTCTACAGTAACGATTCCTTGAATAGCGCTTCCAATACCTGCTGGAGCCTTGAACACTCCACGTGATGTATCAGTTGCTAGGTAGAGTCCTGCGACTGAACCTGCTGGGCCAATCTTGCGAAGAGCGCCAGTTCCACGACCGATTGGGTCTGCGATGTATACATGTGGGTAGTAGACAGCGCCATTGCTGGTGTCAGTAAGTGAGCCAGCGAATGAGATTGCATTTGCAACTGTTAGGTCTGGGTCAGTATCGATGACAACAAATCCATTGTTTGATTCTGACCAAGAAGTTGCTGCATCAATTACGCTTACTGTTCCTGATGCAAGTGCGTTTACTGCTGGTAAGAAGATAACGAGTGGACGGCTGAGAGAAGTAAAATCTTCAAATACTGAGACATCTCCACCCTTGTACTCTGTGTAGTCAGTGGCTGCTGTTGCACTGCCGTTTGAACCACCTGTAAGAGGATAGGTTGTTGATACTGGAGTTCCTGAAGCACTGTTGCTAATTGCGATGTTTGGAGAGACGAGGTTAATTACTGTCTCTGCATAATCTGAAGATGTTGAATCATTGAATACTACGTTCTCGTAGCGCTCAAGAAGAACATCGTCAGCGATATCGTTGAGCACGCCTGACTCTTTGTAGAGAGACAAGGTATAGGTTCCTGATACAGAGCCTGCTGTAATAACAACACGGAGGTTGTTTCCATCAGTACCAGCATTCTTGGCAGTGACAGTTGCAACTGTAGCGTCTCCAGAAGTTGTGATATCGACAGAGGCAGCATCTGCATTGCTTGCAAGAAGTCTCTTGACGTAGAGTTCACGACCGCCATTAGCGAAGAATGAACCTACTTGGAATGTTGCTGGATAAGAGGCGTTGTATCCACCAAAGTTCTTGGTGAATTCGTACCAGGATGTAACGAGTGTCACTGCTTCTGGGCCTTGTGCAAATGGAGCAACCACTGCACCTGCTGCGTTAGCAGAGACTCCCGCAGGTAGCGGGGCTGGAAGTAGGCGTTCACTAATGTAAACACCTGGACGGCTATATGCCATTTTTTCTCCTAACTAGATTATTGAGGGGGTTCCTTATGGTTGCGTTATTGTGTACGTAATGGGAGTGAAATTGCCTCTTCCCAGAATTGGGTTATCAGCAGTTCCTGTTACATCGAGTGTGAGTGCCTTATAGAGTTTGTTGTAGAGTTCAGGTGCAATCTCGCTAGAGACACGCACCGTGAAAGCATTTACGAATAAACGCTTTCCTTGCTCTGTAACATCTCTCTTCGAGATATCCAGAACATCCACACGTCGCACTGTGTTGTCATTTGTTTCCAACACAGCAAAACGTAATGGAATCTTTGTGTAGAGTATCTGCGCCAGAATCTCACGGTCATGACGTGGCTGACGAGCATAAGTAGTAATTTGATAATCAATATTTACGGGGATAGGAAAATTGATATCCCAGTTCTGTGTCTCTGGGTCAAACTCTGCATCGCCATCAATAGTTGCTGGGTCAGCAATGTAGGTAGGTTTGACACGGCCACGATGAGCACGAGCAAAATCTTCTGCAACGTCAATCATATCGATAGTGATATATGGATAAGTCTGCGGACGAATTTCCTGGTCAGGTTGTCCAAAGTAGACCTTAACCTGACGCTGTGGTCCTTCTTCAGTAACGGACTTCTGGTCTGTCACGACCATGCCCTTGAGAAGATTACGGAGTGCTTCGTCTTCAGATAATAGGAACGTCATGATGTCCACCCCATGTGCTTGTTGAAGCGAAGCATCAAGAAGTTCTGTGCATCACTCTGACGATTATTGAATTTACGAATGACAGCCGTAGGGCGTTGAGTAGGAGTGCCGTACTCTAGGTCGAGGACCTCTTTGCGATGAGTGTCGTGGGCATGCACACTGAACTGGCCGTCCTTGTGGTGCACTGCAAGATGACGCACGATATCCTCAGGCCAACCGTGAGCCAGTGCCTCATTACGGAGTTTAGCCCGCATGTAGTGAGTGGTCTCGTGGCCTGCCTTATGT